AGGTAGAGACAAAAGATGGTGGTAGCAACTATGCAATCATAACTTCGCAAGGCTCTTCAATTTTTAATGATTCACAAAACTCATCATCGGACTTCCTCATCAAGGGAGGGTCCGATGCCAACCTTCTCAGTGTTAGTGCCACAAATGATGCGGTAGGAATTGGTATTTCACCATCCACAAAGCTCGACGTTCTTGGAGATTATAGATTTGTTCATGACCCAACAGCTGAATTAACTTCTTCTGTTAGTGGTTATGGTGATATTGTAACATTTGGTAGTGGTACATTAACGGCAGGGGATTTATATTATTTGGACGCCTTAGGTGGTTGGTCGGCAGCTGATGCCGATTCAACATCGTCCTCAACAGGAATGTTAGCATTTGCTCTTGGTTCTTCCCCGTCTGAGGGTATGTTAGTTAGAGGATATATTATAAATTCAGGATTTTCAACAACTACAGGTGATATTGTATATGTTTCAACAACCGCAGGAGGAGGAGTAACAACAACAGCACCATCAGGTAGTGGTGATGTGATTAGAATAATCGGTTATAGTATAGACGGAACAAATGAAATTATCTATTTTAGTCCTGATAATACATGGGTAGAAATTTAATTATATGAGTAAAATTAACGGATTTAATTTTTATAATAATAAACAAGTTGTTTTAACAAACGGAATGCCAAGTTCCGTTGTCAATGCGGCGTCAACAACTAAAATTACATCTGTTTATGTTCCTGCAAATACTTTTACTGCTGGTGATATCTTACATATAGAATGGCAATATAGACTAACAGGTTCTACAACATCGACCAACACAACAAATTTATACTGGAACGAAACCGATGATTTGACAACACCGATACAATTAACCACAAGGTCACTAAATAACACAAGTAAATTTTACGGTCAAAATAGAAGGTTATCGATAATTGTTGCAGACGGGACAGGAAATGGTTCTAAAATTTATGGGGTAGCAAATGGACTTGACGCGGATTTTGCGTCGGCGACTTTTGTTTTATCTACCGTCGCACTAAATTGGACAGTGGATTCATACATAATAGTCGCCGGTTTTTGTGGGGTTGGAACAGGAATTAGAACAGAATTCTTAAAAGTAAGTAATTAAAAATATGATACATTTAGAAAAAAAAGGAAACACATTAGTTAAAAAAATTGATTCAGAGGGGTCTTCTTTTTTAGATATTCCGAGAACTTTAACATTTTTAATGGAGGATGAAAATGGTCAAAAAGGTTATTTTACAAATAATGACGAAGACGTTTCAATTGAACTTGACGGAAACATTATTTTTTTCAAAGTTAGAGATATCACTATTAATAGTATTTCATTTTTAGTTTCTCAAGACTTTATAAATTATGTATACGACCTGAAATGACAAAAATTAACGGATTTAATATGTATAACCCGTTTCAAACAATAAGTTTGACAACGCCTCAATCAACCACATCTTCGTTAACAGAAGTTAAGTTGGGTTCTATTTTTGTTCCTGCGAATACATTTAAGACATCTGATGTCGTTAAACTTGAATCTTTTGTAAAAAAAACAGGAACTAACGCAGTTTCAAATGTAAGATTATATTGGAACAATACTGACGATTTGACAACTCCGGTTCAAATTGCCGAAAACATAGGTGTTGCGGCAACCATAACCGCAATACTTTTTGTAAGAAGGCTTAGTATTATGGTGTCAGATGGTTCAGGAAATGGGACTAATGTATTGTTGAATACTGTAGATGTTAATGCAGATTATGTAGTAAATTCCGCTTTAACCACAACCCCAAGTTCTTTGGCAATAAATTGGACGATAGATAGTTATATTGTATTAGCAGGTGATGTTGACAACGCATCGGATAACATAAACTGTCAATGGATAAGAATAACAAATGGCTAAAATAGACGGATTTAATGTAGGAAAAAAATACGCAGTAGTTACATCTACTACACCAACGGGAAGTGTAAACTCCGCATCTATAACTTTAATTCATTCTATTTTAATACCGGCGAACACATTTGTTGCTGATGATATTGTTACAATAGAAACGTGTATTTCAAAATCGGCAACAAATAACATTTTTGGTCAATATTTTTATATTAACACTTCTGCAAGTTTAATAGGGGCAATTTTAATAGCAAAAAACACTAGTTCAGGTATAGTCGCAGCAACAAGAGCCTCTCAGTTATATAGAAGATTGGCAATAAATGTTGCAGCAGGAACAGGAAATGCAACAATAGCGATTAATTCAAGTATTGATGCGAGAGATGATATTGGTGTTGTTAACTATACAACAGGATTTTCTACTTTATTAATAAATTGGACGACTAATCAATATTTAATTGTGGCAGGTTCTGTTGTTAGTACTTCTGATAATTTAACTTGCCAATGGATAAAAGCATCAAACGGATAATAATTAAAAACTTAATCGTTTTTATTCATATAATATAAATGATAAAAGTTAGAGCACACACCTGCTACCTAGGAACAACTGGATTTTCTGCACACGCAAGATCTTTCTTTAGAGAATTTTCAAAGCACGTAGATTTAAGAGTAAGAAATTACACATGGGATTCTAATCCGGAATACTTAAACGGAGAAGATTTCTCGTTAATTGATACTATAACTTTAGGAACACCTAAAGGTGAAGAAGATTTTCCAATCACTCATTCATTTCCTAATCTCCCTTGGGTTAATAAATCTGAAGGTTTTGAAGCAGATGTCGATATCGTTCTTATGGACATGCATCATAAGTATTTTTATCAAGAATATGATTCACCTACTAAAATTGCTTTTACGGTTTGGGAAAGCACGAAATTAGAAGAGGGTTTCTTCAATCAACTTCTTAAATTCGATTTCGTTTGGGTTGTAACTGAATGGCATAGAAATATGATAATCGAACAAGGTTATCCTTCTCATAGAGTATTTGTTGTAAATGAAGGAGTTAATGATGAATTTTGTCATGATGAAATAACTTCAGAAATTCCAGAATTAGAAGATGGAAGATTCAAATTTGTTTTCTTTGGTCGATGGGATTATAGAAAATCCGTTCCAGAAATACTTAAAACTTTTACAGAAACTTTCAATCAAAATGAACCAGTCGATCTAATTCTTAGTGCAGATAATCCATTCTCAATTGATGGAATGAGCTCAACTGAAGAAAGATTATCTCATTATGGATATACAGACGAAAGAATCCGAGTTAAACATTTTCTTTCAAGGGAAGATTATGTTACTTACATAAAAAGAGGTCATGTTTTCTTAAGTTGTGCAAGAAGCGAAGGTTGGAATATACCACTCATTGAAGCAATGGCTTCTGGAACACCTTCGATTTATTCAAATTGGGGTGCTCAGCTAGAATTTGCTAGTGGTAAAGGGATTCCAGTTTCAATTGAAAAGGAACTTCCTGCTTCTATAGGTGCGGATTTAGGTTTTGCTGGAAATACACCAGGACTTTATGCGGAACCTGATTTTACAGATCTGGGAATAAAAATGAAAGATGTTTTTGAAAATTATTACCAACACAAATCAAAAGCAGAATCGGATAAAGAAGAAATTAGAACTAGATTCTCATGGGAGAATGTTGCCAATAGAGCTTATCTAGAGTTACTTAATGTAAGCGAATATGAGATAACACATTCAACAAAAAAGGATGCAACAGTTGTTATGTCTCATGCTGATAGTGACGAGAAAGAGGAACTTCTTAGGTTATCTATTTTGTCTTTGAAGAGACAAGGATATCCAGTAATAGTTTCTTCTCATATTCCTGTTTCAAAAAGAATTCACGATATAGCTGATTATGTTGTTTTCGATAAAGAAAATCCTATTGTTTTTTCAGAGGAATATACATCTTTATCTAATACAGTTCCTGTTCATTACATCAAATATAATGAATTTAGTCTTTCATATTCATTCGATTTCAATCATGGATATGCTGCCCTTAAGCTTATAAAAAATGGTCTTTCTATAGCTAGTATTAATAAATATGAAAGAGTTCATTTCGTTAATTATGATTATATCATAAAAGATTCTTCAGTTTTAGAAAATCACTCTATCAAATTAAACGATTCGGATATATTCTCATACAATTGGAACCCTGGAGAAGATTCTCTTAATTCTGGATTTTTTTCTGGAAAAACAGATCTTATTCTTAAAAGTCTAGAAAAATTCAATTCGAAACAAGATTATTTTTCATTCCCTGGAATTGTTATCCTTGAAGATTTTTTACATAAAGCATTTACAGAATCCGGATTAACCATCTCACTCGGTTCTATAAAAGATATCAAAGATAAAAATTGCTTAAATTCTTATGTTCTACCTACATACCCTCTAATCAAAACGAAATCAAAAAATCCTAGCTATCTATACCTCACAAAAGAAAATCAAACAGGAGAATATATTCTATGTGCTTTAGGTTCTCGCGAAGAACCACTTAAATTTGTTATTGAATATGCAGGAAAACAATCTGAATTTATTTCCGATCCTAGACAAAAGCCGATGGTACTCTTAAGTATTCCTAATTCTATGTTAGAAGTTGGATTCTCAGTTAATTTACCTGACTACGGTGAACGTAGAAAATATGATTTGACAACAAAGATTGCAAATAGTAATCTAAATAGTAAAGATTGGATGGAAGAAATTGGATTTGAATCGATAGAAAAGAAAATAAATATCAACTTTAATAACGGTCCTAAAGTAGAAATTTTAGGTAGAGGAATAGGTTCCTACAAAGTAGAATTTATTGATAATCAAAACAGTAAAGTTCTTTATTTGTCTAATATAGGATTGAATTATTGGACCTCATGTTCGATAAAATACTATGTTGATTGGTTAATAAGAATAACCGATCTTATAACTGGAGATGTAGAAGAACATAAAATGGATCTAAAAGGTAAAAGGGTTAAAATCTCTATGGAATCTAAATCTTTAGGGGATTCAATCGCTTGGTTTGCTCATATCGAAGAATTTCAGAAAAAACATGAATGTAAAGTTTATGTTAGTACTTTCAAAAACGAACTTTTTGAATCAAATTATCCAAATCTTCGATTCATTAAACCCGGTCAGCGAATTGAAGGTGTTTATGTAACTTACTTAATAGGTTGGTTCTATAACGGTACTGAATTTAATTCATATTTGAACCCTAGAGATTTCAAAACTATTCCGATGCAAGCAACATCAACTGACATTTTGGGTCTTGAACATACACCACTTAGACCTCGTATCGTTAAACCAATTTCCATTCCTTCGATTAAAGGACCTTATGTTTGTATAGGAATGCACTCTACTGCACAATCGAAATACTGGAACAATCCGACCGGATGGCAAGAAGTTACTGATTATTTCTTAAGCAAAGGATATAAAGTTGTAATGCTAAGTCTCGAAGAAGATGGTTATATGGGAAATAGATACCCTAAAGGCATTACTAAAATTCATGGTGAAAGAAGCCTTAATAGTACAATCAATTACTTACAGCATTCTGATATGTTTATTGGCATAGGAAGTGGATTGAGTTGGTTATCATGGGCAATAAACGTTCCAACTGTTATAATTTCTGGATTTAGTACACCAATGACAGAAGCAATGGATGAAAATGTTATTCGTATATTCAAAGGTGGAGTTTGTAATGGATGTTTCAATAGACATAGATTAGATGCAGGAGATTGGAATTGGTGTCCTGATCATAAAGGAACTGCTAGACAATTCGAATGTTCTCGTCATATAACAGGTAAAGAGGTTATTAATTCAATCGATGAATTTTATTCAAATGGAAGAGTTTCTAAAAAGACAATTGATGTTATCGTTCAAGAATCTTACGATTTAGGAATGGTTCAAAACCATAAAGAAATTTTCGAAGCTGCAGAACATTTCAAATCACAAGGCGTCAAAAACTTTATGGAAATTGGAACGGATCAAGGAGGATCTTTTGCAATATGGAGTAAGCTATCAGAAGATGGAATTAGAATTTCAGTTGATCTTCCACACGGACCTTACGGTAGACCTGATTATAATGAATATGAAAGAGACGAATATCTTCAATCTTTAGGATCTAACGTAACAACTATATGGGGTAGTTCACATGATGAATCAATTAAAGAAAGAGTTTCTAGCATATTAGAAGGAGAAAAACTTGATTTTCTATTCATAGATGGAGATCATACTTACGAGGGAGTTAAACAAGATTATGAAATGTATAAAGAATTTGTTAAACCTGGAGGTTGGATTGGATTCCATGATATTAAAGATACAGAATTTCACAGGAACGCTAATTGTAGAGTTGATCAGCTTTGGAACGAATTAGAAGGAAATAAAGTTGAATTTTTAGAAAATTTAAGTGCATATGGAGGAATTGGATTCATTCAAAATCCGTAAATGAATCTTAAGAAGATTTTTTACATAATATATCAATAATAAATTACATGGAAACATTCGAAGTAAAAAAATGCTATCGTTGGAATGTAGGACCTGAAACTGGAGTAGTTGAAGCATATTTGGCTGAAGACGAAGAAAGAATTTGGTTTGAATCTGGAAATTCAGTTCTAAAATTAGAAGTTGATCAGAAATTAAGTTCTGTTGATGAACAAGAATATACTAGGTATATCAATAATAAAACGGCTAAAGTTAATCAAGTTTCTCAATGGGAAAATTTATTGGGTAATCCTACGCCTAATTCTATATCTCCTCCAAATCCTTCTAATGGAATATCACATCAACAATCAATTCCTCAATTGGTTGAAGAAAAATCCCCAATTAGAATAATTCTGGAAAAACAAAAGAAGAAATCTCTTAAAGATATCAGCATTCCTTTTGAATTTAATTTCCCTAGTGAAAAAGCTATTGAATTTATGATGATGATGTTTGATGAAGAAGAGGTAATAGAAGAGATTGTTGAATTTGCTTTGAGTCAAATGTCAATAGAAGAAATTAAAGAAATTATCAAAGAAAATATCAAGGAATCGATAAAAAAGTTATTGCCGGACATCGAAAGTGAATAAATAATAAGAAAATTCACTATAATGAAATGCAGACTGGAGGATAATCCTTATTGCGATAAGAATTTTCAAATAGAATTCGAATCTATAAAGGATATCGAGGAATTAAGAGATAGCTTAACACACATGATAAAATATATTAAGATGTGTCAAGAAGATGGAGAAGAGCTACCACCACTAATTTATAGAATATCAGAAGTAAAACCTAAAAAGAAATAAAATGAAACAAACATCACAATCGAGAAAACAAAGACGATCTTACGAACTTTGGTTAAAAGTAAATAACATTGCTGCTTATAAAGAATGGAAAGCAAATAGACATTCAAGAGCTAAACAACTTATCGAAACTCAAACTACTGCTATTAGAAATAAAGAAGAAGAAACTCTAGAATCTAGACAAACTGAGATTATTTCCAATATGCGAGATAAAGGAAAGACTGAAGAAGAGATAAATAAGTATATTGCTATTTGGGTTAAAACTCTTCATTTGTGGGGTTCTGATGAACAACCTTTATCGTGGAAAGAAGCTGAGAGAGAATACAAAGAAGAGAAAAAATAAGTTTATTATGATTAAAATTCAGTTAGCTAATGCTGATAACGGTATCATAAAGACGATAACAGATAATCAATACAATGGCGCAGATCAATCGATCGATATAATCAGAGTATATGAAGTTGACGAGGATTCTGAACAATACTTCGATAAGATAATAGAAATCTTAACTGATATATCACGAGATCTTGGGTTAGATCTTGGAAGTAATTTTGATTCGGAACAACTCGTTTTTGATGTCGAATGGGGACTTTCTTATATGCCATCAGAAGAAGAAGTCAATGAGAAGATTAGATCCCTTAAAGAAGAGATAAAAGAACTTAACGAATATAAAAAAGAATTGAAGAAGGAGTTAAATGATTAAAAATGTATTCATCGTTAAGTGCGATAGAGAAAATTTCGAGAAGAATTTTTCAAAGAAAAGAAATTCTGATATCATAAATCATAATGATATTAGAGAAAGACTTACTAATAACGATGTATTCAAAAGTCCACCTTCACCCGAGATTGTTCAATTTCAAATAATAAAGAGAATAAATTCATTTACTCGATGTAAAAAAAGCGAATTTCTTTTCTTCTATCAAGAAGATCTTACTTCCGGTTTTGTTGACGGATTAAAAAAACTCTTTTCTTCTTGTGAATATCCTATAAACTATCATCTTGTTACTGATGATTCTGAGATAGAATTTCGAGAAAAATTTTACAGTATACAAACAATGGAATATGATAAAGTCTGATCTACTAGATAAAAAATCAATATGTCATGCTATAATTTATTCATCACAAGATCCGGAAACTATAATTCCAATTAAGGGTATTGTTGAAGATATCCATTTTCAAGAAGATATTCCTTTTTATTCTATTAAGCTAATCAAATTCTACGATAACATAAATTTCCTTAAAGAACATTTCGTTGGTAAACCTTTTCTCTTGAAATTTGGAGACAAACCTAAACATTTTGCTATTCCAAAATTCAAAAATGTGAATGAGATGGAATCTTGGTTTTTAGATGAATGTACACATAGATTTTGCGTCGAATCTAATTTTGTTAACAGAACTAAAATCGAGATGTCTTCACTTTTCAATAAAATTGAAGAATATCTCATATTAAAACATCTGAGATTGGTTAAAGAATCGACCATGAGATCTTTATATGAAGGTCCTCTAAAAATTCAATCTGGTATTGAATATAATGAAAGAATAAAAAGATCGTTTTCGGATAAATTTACAGATTCGAAAGATTTTGACGAGTTTCTTTCGTATATTTGATATATAGAAAAAATAATATCTTATTATGGCGACTATTCAAAGTTTTACTGGTAGAGAAAATTCATATTACGATCTTTCATCTAATAATGATGAATCCTACCTACAGAGTTTCTATGATCAGAATCCTGATAATTTGATTAATATACCTTTACCGAAGGGAGTTACAGGAATAAAATCTGACGGATCTCTTACTACAAAGAATCCTTCTCCTAGAAAAGCGACTCAATCCATATTCAATAGATATTCTCTTTTTTATTATAATTCATTAACTTTAGGTCCTAATCCGGAACCTTACATAGATAAACCTAATCGTCTTGGAGATCTAATCAAACCTCAGGATTTAGGATCCGCACCACCACCCCAAAATGCAGGATTAACACTTGCTGATATGGAGGCTGCTGAATCAGGAGCTACTCCTGCCTCATTAGGATCTTCAATGGGTCCAGCTGAAGGATTAACAAATGTTCTGGAAAATCCAACTGCAAGAAATTTAATAAATTGGTGTAATGCTGGATCTGGCGATCCGAGAATCGGAACTAATGCAGTTGAATATGCATGGGAAGATTTTCTTTGGTGTAAGAATTATGGAGTTGTTCCTAATAATTATATGGTTACTTTGAGGAGATTTTCTCAACCTATTACAGACGATCTTTTAGATTGGCAAAAGATTGTTGTTCCGGATATTTCTAGATTGATTACTTGGGTTGATGGTGAAGCTAATACATGGGAGGCTGTTGGTCTTAAATTTACTTCTTCTATGAAATGGACAGAGCTGGAATCTGAAGTTCAAACCCTTTCAGGTGGTAGTGGGTGTCCGGATCCTGAAACGCCTATTATGATAAATGATAAACTATCTATAAAAGCAGGAAAACTTAAAGTTGGTGATACAGTTTGGACTTTACATGAATATACAAGGAAATGGGGTAGATTCCCTGTTATTCACATCGAAAGAACTACACAACCTAAAGTTTCTATCGAATTTAGAGATGGATCAAATATAGTCGTTTCCACTACACATAAATTTATGGATTCTTTCGGTAATTGGAAGAAGTCTCATGATCTTGAAGCAGGCGATCTAATAAAAGGAATCTCTGGAAATCAAATGATAACTTCTATTAAAGCAATCGGTTTTGGTGAAGTTATGATTATAGAAATTGGAGATGCTCATACATACGTATCAAATGGATTAATTTCACATAATAAAACTAAACAAGGAAATGAAGGTGCTGCTATCGGTGGTGGTTTAGGGAGTGCAATTAAAGCTGTTTCGTGGATCACACAAAAACCTCCAGGTTCTCCTCCAGGAGCATTTACGGATAAGACAAATAATAACGGTGGATCTGGTAATGATCCTTATGCTAATAAAAACGTTGTTTATGGTCCTCTTGATGTTATTAAGACAATGATGATGAGAGATAAAGGACTTCTTTTTGAACAAGAATTTACTCTTAAATTTGAATATGAACTTCGATCTATAGACGGAATAAATCCAAAAGTAGCTATGATCGATTTACTTTCCAACGTCTTTGTTATGACGGCTAATAGAGGTGAATTTTGGGGTGGAGATATACGTCACTTCGGTGGAGGTGGTGGAGCAGGGGAATCCTCTAAAACTGTTGGACCTTTGGGTGATCCAGCTAAATTAATGGCTGGTGATTATATGGGTTATTTCAAATCTCTAACAGATAATATAGGAACCCGAATTAAAGAATTCACGGGAGGTGAAGGTCTTACTCTAGAAGGAATTGCTAATGCTGCTAAAGGTATAGGCGGAAACATGATGTCTAATATCATGGGTGGTGCTATGGATGGTGCTCAAGGAGGTGGAGGAGCTGCAGGTGCTCAGGCAGTAAATTCATTACTTACAGGTGAAGAAACCGGTGAATGGCACGTTATGGTTGGTAATCCTGCAAATCCTATAGTTTCTATTGGAAACTTGATTCTAGAAAAATCTGAATATCATTTACATGGTGCTTTAGGTGCTGACGATTTCCCCACGAAATTAACGGTTACTTGTACTTTAAAACCGGCTAGACCTAGAGATCGTTCAGATATGATGTCAATGTTCCATAGAGGAGGAAGAACTTACACGACATTGAGTCCAGCTGAAAAATATCCAGGAAATAAAAAAAATAAAGGAACTAAATCAAAATTCAAAAGTAGTTCTGCTCAAGCTAAACATAAACAAGTGGATCCTAAAGATGCAGAAGAAGCAGTAAACATGTTATTAGAAAGATTTCCGAATCACAAAAACGTTCATGAATTGTTAGCTCAATCAGCTCAAGGAATTTTTTAATAAAATTGAAGATATGTACTTAAAACTTATAGACTTAAAGGATGAAATGATTAGAGATGGTGTAACTATGATAGACTTTCTCGAACTTAATCTTGAAGTGAATTACATCTCGAGCGATTTTATCATTAAGAGTGTTATCCTCTTAGAAGAAAAACACCTATGTAGACCGGATCTAATTGTATGGGAAAATTATAGAAATTTAGATTATCTAGACGCATTTCTAAAATTCAATCAAATATCTAATCCCTTCTCGATGCAACTTTATGATGTAATAATTATTCCTAAAGAATCTACTCTACAAAAATCATATAAAAAAATAAATAGGAATTCGAAATTAATAAGGGACACTAAAGCTCTGTTTCTAGATCCAACTAGAGCTAGTAAAAAAGATATAGAAAGAATGAAACAACTTTCTAAGCTTTCTGCTAAGAGAAAAAATGGATCAGTCGAACCAAAACCGACTAATCTTTTAAGGCCAGGAGAAGTTCCGTTTAGTACAGACGGTAACAGATTGATATTTGCTCCTTCTGTTTCGAGTCCGAGATTTCCTACTTCTAACGATACTACACAATGAGTACATATGAAAGATCTATAGTCTCTATAATTGAACCGAGCTTTAAATTAGGAGCAACTTCTCAAGGCAAGATAGTTTTAGACGAAATTTTTATAACAGATACAGAGTCTAAAGAAGCCAAAGACACATATCAAGGTAATATCCGTCCTTTAGATACAAAAACTTCTTCTAGAGCAGGTTCTGCTATGCCTATTATTGCGATAAATTCCTTAATCTTAGCAGAAAACGAGATCGAAGATTTCGAAATAGATTTGAGCGATTCCATTCCTAAATTATTAATGAATTTTGTCGACAAAGCTAATCACTTCTCTATTGGTGCTCCTATAGACGGAGATGTTATTTCTATTTACATTAGACCCGGAGATGCAGACAATCAAAAACCTATAAGAATAGATTTTAACATAGTAAGGATTCTAGGAGATCCTGTTAATAAGTCTTATTTTATAGTAGGATCTATGAAAATACATAGATTCTTCTCGGAAACTTTTAAGTCATATCCAGAGAATACATCATTTGAACACCTAATGGATGTTTGTGAAGATATCGGTCTAGGATTTGCTTCTAATGAAACATCAACTGATGATAAAATGAAAAGAATTATTCCAGCGGAAACTTATGAAACTTTTGTTAATGAAACGACTTCTTCTACATATAAAGACGAAGATTCTTTTTTTGATTGGTATTTAGATCCTTATTACTATCTTTGTTTAGTTAATGTTAATAAACAATTTTCTCTAGAAGATAAAACTGAAGATGTTAATATATCTGATGCATTTCCTACTTCTGGTGCTCTTGCAGTAGGAGGAGACGAGAGAAATGATAAAGATGGTATTAAAGGTAGTTTAGTTCTTACTAATTTGAATAATATGGCAGGTAAAAATGTATTCATTGAGGCATATAATTTTGAAAATAATTCAGGTTCTGTTTGGTTAAATAATGGTTATCTTCGATATGCTCAATGGTTAAATATAGAAGAAGAAGATATTGAATATCAAAAAGCATTCGTAGATCCTTTTACTACGAAAGGATCAGAAGAAAACTTTAGACTTCTAAAGGGTCGAAAGGCTGATGGTCCGCCTAATTTTCCAAAACCGCTTTACTTAAAAGAATCCAGGTATAAATGGATGGGTAAACAAGGAGGAAACTCTTATGGCGGTAATGTTCATGATAATTATTGCTACGCTCAAGTTCTTAATCATCAAAATCTAGAAGAACTTAAGAAAACTAGATTAATTGTAGATTTAGCTGGAATGAATCATTATTTGTATAAATATCAAAGGATTCCTGTGATAATTTATGAATCTTCAGTTAATCAAAATGCTGCAAATATGCAAACTAGAGATAAAGCTTTAGGTGAATCTGAAGGAACAAAAGATCCAAACACACAAACAGGGATGTTCGCAGGAGCTGGTAATGTATCTTCTAATGAAAAAAGTAAACCGGATCCTACTAATGGACCTCAACCTGAAGTTCAAGATCAAATAAAAAATGAATTTTTAAGTGGTTATTATGTTATTGCTGATATGAAATTTACATACGTAACTGGTTCTGGTGTAAAACAGAGATTAACTTTAATAAGAAGAGAATGGCCTATACCAGCTAAACATTCACAACAAGGATAAAAATAAAGACTAAATATGCCAGCTTTTACAAGATATGCCGATCCGGCAATGAATACTTTTAAGAAGACTAATATGTATTATGAAACTGATCCTTTTTTACGATATCAAGATCCAACATATTTAGGATTCAAATTTTTCTTCTTATTTGATCAACCTGGATGTGGACTTCTATCGGAATTAGATCTGCCTAATACTGCTCTACGATATCTGATCAACAGAGGTTATAATTCAAAAGCTGAATATCTTATTAAATTCATACAGCTTTTTAAGAAAATAAATCAAAAAACACCTTGGTTTTTTCAATCAATCGAGGGATTAGATGAAGCATGGAAACACCTTTATCAAGATCCAGCTTTCAAACCTATTCTTTCGGCTGATAGAAAAATAATCATAAATTGCTTAGATGAATCCGTTGATATGAGAATGACTGCTCTTATGGACTTATATCGAAAAGCCTGCTTTGATTGGCCAAATAGACGGGAAATTGTTCCTCTTAATCTTAGAATGTTTAAAGCTTCAGTTTATGTTTATGAAGGTAGATCATTTAATAAATGGGGGTTCCCTTTCTCTATGTCTCAATATGGTGCAGCTGCAGAAGCAATGATTCCAAATATCTTGAAGCAAGGTAAGAATGAAATGGATAAGTACTTCGGTCCAGACCCTGTGGATAATAGTGTTATAGGTAATATCATATCTGGTGCAAAAGAAGAAGGATTCAAAGGTGCATTAGGTGGATTAATGGACAAAAAATCGGATGTTATAAATGATAGTATTTCTAGAATACTTTTCAATTTTGAGTATTGTGAATTTTTACCGGATGAATCAAACGGAACAGTAGCAAGTGTATCAAATAAAGACTTTGTACTTAAAGCTCAAAAAATAGCATTTAGTTATAGAAATGTCGGTGAAGATAACATATACAGATTTCATCATGATAAAAAGGTTACTGACTTTATTGTTAGTTCTTTAGATGGTCTCGCTTTAGATAAGCCTAGTCTACTTCAAAATGTTCCGGATGCTGCTGGACCTTATATAAATGGTGCAATAGCTCAAGGAATGTCACAACTCCAACAAGTTCTTTCTAGCACATTAAACAATTTATTTTTAGGTAATGTATATGGATTCAATCCTGCAGGTGCAGTATCATCATTAGTAAATGGAGGAGTTAGTGGAGCTATATCTTTAGTAAATGAAATAGGTAAAAATTCTTCAAAGGATAATAACACTAAAGATCAAGAAAATGGATTTGCAGATAATCCTCTTACAACTTTCGAATCTTCTTCTGGTGATGGAGTAGGAAGAAATTCATCCTTACTAAACAAAAAAAATTCATCTAAAGCAACGACTCAAGGATCTTCTCCCGAAAATCCTTCATTAAGTAATAATAGTAATGAATTTGGGAAAGCTAAATTCTTTGATGATTTCGTTCCTTCTTTGAGTAATGAAAATGATGTTGATCCTACTACAGGAAATTATGGAGAAGGTTCCGCTTCATTGAATAATGATTAAGTAAATTACATATAAATAGAGTATGCCTTTAAAGAACTATTGGAAAGACGATTTAGATTCAACTGCCTGGTTAGGTGAAGTTGTTGATGTTGCGGACCCTCTTAAAATAGGTAGAGCTAAAGTAAAAGTCTTTGGTAAATTCGATGAAATTCCAAATGATGATATTCCGTGGGCTTATCCAGGTACAAGTAACACTGGAGGATCTGATTCAGGAGGTGGTTTCTTTTCGGTTCCTAAAGTAGGATCTATTGTTTCTATTCGATTTGATAACGGAAACATATATCATCCTGAATACTTCTTTAATCAAAAAATATCTGTTGAAGTTAAGGAAGAAATAGGAAACTCTTACGAAAACGCGCATATAATAGTTTATGATACCGTGACTGCCGGTGCCGTAAAAATCTTCTTTACTGAAGCTAAAGGACTTATGTTCGATTATCAACAGACACAAATCAATATAAAAAATGATAAATCTGTTCTAATTCAAACTGCTTCTGGTGATAGTAAAGTAGAGATTTTGGACGACGGAACCATGAATATCACACAAAAGAATGATATTAATATAACTACTGATAAAGCTGTAAACGTGAAAGCTAAAGATGTTATCATCGATCATGCGAGTACTATCGAATTAGGAAAGGGAGCAACCGAGAAAGTTATTCTCGGAAATAAATTTATGACCCTATTCAATTCTCATACACATGTCGGAAATTTAGGTGCTCCTACAAGTCCTCCAATTTCACCAATGACATCTGCAGAATTAAGTCAAATGAAAGTAGTAACTAAATAAATATGGCACTAATTAAATCCACATTAAAAACAGCATTAGAAAATACTCTAAAAACTGAATTAAAAAAAGATTCCGTAAAGACTTCCCTTCGTAAAAATCTAGACGGCGGAGCTTTATTAGGCGTTAAAACATCAGCTGTAAGTATAACAAAAGCACTTGGAAATATATCGAATGCTTCTATGGTAGTAGGTGCAGGAACCTCAGATAATGTTGCTTCTCAGGTAGTTGCTAAAGCTTTAGTTAAAAAAATAACAGCGAATGAATGGTCAAATGCTATATCAGATTCCATATGCGAATGGATGTCTTCGGATATTGCACCTATTCTCGCAAAAGTTATTTCAGATGAAGTAGATGCTTATCTTAAAAAAGCAATTGTAAAAGTTACAATACCACCTGGACTTGTTGCTCAAGGTGCTGGTCCGGCCGCTATACCAAATGCACTACCTCTCCCTATAACAGGAGACCCGCTTAATCCTATCCTCAATGGAGGACTCTCTTAATAATTTAATAACCCCTTAAAATAAAAATAAATGTCAAGATTACAAAAAGAATTACGAACTGAAGGTATTCCCGGATTTGATTGGATTTCCTATGAGGCTGATTCACCAAAATTAAAACAAAACAAATCAATCAAAAAACATTCTGGTGATAAAAGTAAAGTTTACTGTCATTTGCCATATGCACAAGATCTTTATGAGCAGTATTATGGTAAAACACTAGATCTAAAAGAACCATTAGAAGGTTCAGTTGTTAATGGTAAAGTTCTATCGGTCGGTGAAGAATTTGCTATTATCGATGTTAATTGGAGAGAAGATGCTATGTTAGATCTTTCTAAAGAGGATCCATCTTACTTAAAATATATTCAAGAAGGATTCCCTATTGAGGTTCTTATCGAAAGAGTTTCGAAAGTTCCAACTAGACATTCATTATCTATTCAAGCTTCATATTCTAAAAATATCCTATCTAAGAAGAAAGATGAAATTATGGCATCTGTCGGCGATCCAGTCGCTTATGCTGCTACAGTTAAAGAACTTATTCATGGAGGTTATTTCGTTGATATCGACGGAATTAGTTGCTTTATGCCAGGTTCGCTTGGTGGTATGAATAAGTTGGTTAACTTCGATTCATTAATAGGTAAAAATATCTACGTAGTTCCAATTAATTACTCGAAAGAGAAAGATTATATTGTTGTTTCTCATAGAGATTATCTTAAAACTCTCATCCCACAAAGCATTAAATCTTTACAGTTTGCAACTGAATACACAGGTTTTGTAACGGGAGTTAGTAAACACGGCGTCTTTGTAGAATTCAACGAATGTTTGACTGGTCTAATTGCTAAGAAAGATATTTCTAGTGATTCAATGGATGATTTCGAAAATCGTAGAATTAAAGCTGGAGATTCGATTAAATTCTATGTTTCGGAAATCATTGATAATGATAAAATTGTTTTGAGTCAATCATTACCTGAACCACAAATCAATGCATGGGACGATATAGAAAATCGTTTTAAGATTCCATCTATTGTAACAGGTAAAGTTAAAAGAGTTGTTCGATACGGAATCTTCGTTGAAATCGAACCAAAAATCGTAGGTCTCTTACACAAATCACATCTAGACGAAAATGATGAATTTGAGGTAGGTCAAGAAATAGAGGTAAAAATAGTAAAAATAGACAAAGAATCTAAGAAAGTCGACTTTACTATGTAATTAACTTGAATATATAGAAAAAAGAAGGTTACATTGAAATTCGATAGTCTATCATATTCCCCATTATTTGAAAACACTTTAGTGAGAATCATATCGGAATTTAATTCTGATATGACTCCTTCTAATGTATTAAAGGGGTTATCCAAAGCATTGAAACGAAAAGTTTCAACCGATGTACCTGGATCTTATAATGCTAACATAAGTCGAGGAGATGATGGAGTTTATCGTTTGGAAACTACATTCCTCACGTACAGAGATTCTAGACTTATTTGTCTTAATCTTTTTTCGTGGATTGAAAGAAATGGATTCACAGAAAAAAATAATAACTTCTTTGTTGATATTAAATTTATCGATAAAGAAGCAGGACCATTCAAAGGAACTCTATTTTTCAAGGGAATCTCTGTTGAAAAAATTGATAAACTAAAATTCATTCTAGAATTTAATGAAGATGCTGTTTATAAAGCATTTCCATCTAGAAAATATGGATTCAATACTAAGAGTATTCAGAAATTTGATATTAATCAAAGATTTGTTCCTAAAGAAGAATCTGTAGTAGATCCTAAATTTTATTCGGTTCCAGATACAAAAGAATGTGGAGTAAATTTCGAACTTTTAACAGAAGGATTCCTTAGACTTCAATATATAGGAGGTAAGGAATATGAAAAGAAACCTACTGAAATACTCGACATAATTAGTGAATTTTGTGTTGTTTCGTGGAATTCTACATTTAGATCTCAATACACAAAAGAAAATATCCTAAATTTTGAAAAACTTATTTTGAAACAAAATAAAATAAGAGAATCCTATTTAGATTACGCTGTATTCAAACAAAAATTTCCAAAAGTTAATTTCACAGTAGATTTATTAGAAAATCCAAAAACTCTAGATTATTATTATTCTGTTCTTAGGGATAGGATCTATGATTTCTTAATTTCAGCAAAATTCAAGGATAATGAATTAGAAATGAATTATGATACGACGCTTTCAGCTTTACAAATAAGAGATGGTGAGATTAAATCTACAGGAACTATCAAAGATATTGAATTTGTAAATTGTAAGATTCAATATGGTAATTTTCAAAATTGTGTTTTTTATGATTGTGAAATTACTGATTGTCGATTAATAGAATGTAACATTTATTTAGATTCTGTGGTTAATAGATGTTTACTAATCAATTCCATGGCAAATAGAACAATTGTGTTAAATAATACAGATGTTGATGGTATGAATTCTGTATTAAATGCTAAAATGAACGGTGGAGTTTTTTATAAAGGTAAACTAGGAATCTTTGCTGAAATAAGTAAAAATACTACAGTTATTCAATATGAAAGATTAAAACCTGGGTATTTTGTTGCTGGTGATACTGTAATAATTCCTACGAAAAAATATATTAAGCCATGAGTTTTGAATATGATAAATGTGAAAATGGTCAACCCTATACAACTGACGAATTTATCGCTTTAGTACAACAGGAAATATCTGTTGCTTGTGCATTGCCATTTACTGTTCCTGTTAAAGAGATTGAGAGAATTATTAAATTTTCTTCTGAATGGTTCTATAAAAAATACGAAGATGCCGTGGAAGAGAGATTTGTTATTATTCCAAAAACAATGTTTCAATCCGATGAATTTAAGAAGAGTCGAACAGTTACTGTTCCGGAATGTGTATTTTCTATTTTTGCTGTTAAAAAAATGAGAGAAGATTTCGGTAGAACTTACTCTTTCGATGGTACAGGTGACTTTGGTGTTGAACGTTTATTTCTATCTGATTCAGTTTCTATCGGACAGGGAACAGAAAACATGATGTATTATGTACTTAATTTATCTTGGTTAGATTTAGCGAATCACATAATCAATCACACTGTAAGTTATAATTATAATCGTAATTCTCATAAGTTATTCTTTTCAGGAGAAACTCCTGATAGAGATTGTGTTTGTCAAGCATATATAAAACTTCCATTTGAATTTCTTTTTGCTGATGAGATATTCTATCGATATGTTGTTGCTAAATGTAAGGTGCAACTTTCAAGAATTCTAGGTACATTTGCTTTTAATTTACCTGGAAATATAACAATTAATTATGATTTGATTCGAACTGAAGGAACTGATGAGATAACAAAAATAGAAGAAGAAATTAAAGCTGACGAAGGAATGGATTTCTTCTTTACATCAGGGGGATCATAGATTTGATCAAGAGTAACATTAAGATGACCTCTAGTGAACTAAAATAATAAAATAATAATATACTATATATGGCTTTGGATATCTATTTGAGACTGCCACAAGACCCAAATTACAATGCTAATTTTCTAGAAGTAGAAGATGACATTAGTAATTTTGTTCAAATGATAGAAATGTGTTTGACTACAATCCCTGGAGAAGTTCTAGGCGAGCCTGAATTAGGATGTAATCTTGAAGGATATCTATGGAATCCATATATAACAGTAGGAACAATAAAAAACGACATAATGTCACAGGTTAGAAGATTTTGCACTAATAGTCAACTTGCTATTCCTTTCAATGTAAATGTCAATTTCATCAGGGGGGATATCTCTGATTCGATTTTAGTTGACATAGAAGTTGATGGGAGGTCAGTTTTAGGAATTGCCGCATCCCCTAATCCTGATTCACAAATATCACTTAATGTATAAAGATGAGCAATAACATTCTAAGACCCAATAAACTTAAATTCGGAGAGATATTTCTACAAATAAAAAATTATCTTGTAGAAACCTATAATCAAACTGGGGATATATTCTCAGCAGCTTCTCCATATGGACAAATTTTAGTAGTAATGCAAAATTTCGTTCAGTTAATTTTCCTCTATTTAGAAGATTCATTAGTCGAATTAAATATCTACACTGCAACAAAAAGGCGATCTATATATGGATTTGCTAGACTTGCAGGACATAACCCAACTAGATCTATTTCTGCTGAAGGAACTATAAATGTAAAATGGAAACCTTCAATATCCGAAGTTAATTTCTCTTATGCTACCATACCTGACAAAACTGTAATAATTTGTGATTATAATGGCCTTCCTTATATTATTAGGATTTCTAATGATATGGATAATATAAAGATAAAAAAATCAGAAAGGTCTTTCATTCCTCTAAAAATTATTCAGGGATCTTTGGAACAACAAACAAAGACAGGAACAGGATTAGAACTTCAATCTTTCAGTATTTTAGCAAAGAAAGAAATTGATAATGAAAATATAAAAATAACTGTAAACGGCGACCCATATGAAATAGTCGATTCACTTTATGATATGACTAAAGGCAGTAAACAATGTATGGTTAAAACTGGACTGACTGATGGTATCGATATTTATTTTGGAAATCGAGATTTTGGAACTATTCCTAATAGAGGTGCTAATATAACAGTGGAATACATAACAACGGACGGATTTGGTGGTAACGTATTCGGTAAAACTGATGATATTACATGGAAATGGGCAGATCCTTTATACACAAATACAGGTGAAGAATTAGATCCAAATGAATACATTAACATTACTATAAACAAAACAATAGTTCTTGGAGCAGATGCTGAATCCCCTGAATTAACTAAGCTAATAGCTCCTAAAACAAGTAGATCTTTTGTTTTAGCTAATCCAGAAAATTATGTAAATTTCTTTTCGAGATTCAATTACTCGTATGTTGATGCTTATACAACCTATGATGATGAATATATCGATGATGATAACGTTATCTATCTTTTTTTAATTCCAAACATCGAAAAAAGACTCCAAAAAAATTCAGATTATTTTACAACAAATCTTATTAATTTCTATCTAGATGAAGATGAAAAAGCTGCACTTTATAGATATATTAATTCTTCAGGCCAACAAATCATATCTTCTGAGCTATCAATAATAAATCCCATTCTTACTAAATATGTTATGAATGTTTTTCTTAGAATTTATGATACTTCCAATCCTGTTTCCGTATCAAACGAAGTTACAACTCAAATAACAGATTATCTTCTAAGAGTAAAAAGAAGAGATAAAATTCCAAAATCGGATTTGATAGCAATTTTAGAAAACATAAAAGGAATCGATTCTGTTAATCTTTCTTTTATCTCAGAAGTTAATGAGAAGGCTATAATCGATGGATATTACTTCAAAAAAATAGAAAGTTTCGATGGAGTAAGAGGAATAAAAACTGTACAGGAAGTAAAAGTTTTAGTTCCTACCAATACCGATCCTAATATCGGATTAGATGATTTTGGCGATATTGTTATAGGTAAAAATGAAATGCCAGTTATGAGAGGGGGTTGGTATGATCGATTCGGTAATTATTTTGAAGATGGATTAAGCGATTCAACTTATTCATCAGTGAATATAATTGTTAAAGAAGTCATAAAAGAGACAATAGCTATTAAACAAATGAATGCAAATAAAACAGCACTTAAATAATGTATAAAGATTCAGTATACACAAAAATATATCAATCTAACGATAAGATAAAAGATACGGGTTATGATTATAGATCTGAAGGGATGATTAATAAATTCTTTTCAAATCGAATGTTTGGTAATCCTGGAATGGATGGATTTCTTAATAGAATCGAGCCTTATTTTATTGAAATGACAGATTCAGTTAAAGCTATTCAATTTTATAACAATTACACACTAGATAAAAACGACGGAAGCATAAATCTATAAAATGTACAAATATCTAAACTTTTTCAATAAAAAAGGTGAATACTGCAATTTCGAATACCTTGAAGCAAGTGATAAATGGGTTGGTCGTATAGATTTCAATACCGTATCAGAAGGTCTTATTGAAGATTTCCAATTGTATATCATGGAAGAGGTGTATAATTCTTCTTCGCAATCTTATGAGTATGTATATCCTATAGGATCTACTTCACTCCCTAGCAACGGAGCTACTGCTTATTTTACATCTACAAATCCTATAACAGAAATGTTCCTTTATGATTTTGATTTAGGTGCAACTGCAAATACTTTGACTAAGTCGTATTCTATGGAATATAATTTCGATTCTGTTGCGTATTCGATAGGAACTACAGGAGTTAAAGATGGAATAAAAGAGGTAACAACTATTAATTCAGTTCCAATTCAAGTAAATCTTGGATTTTCTCCAATGACTGAAAGGGGTTATAGTTCAGTTGTTTTTATCAAAGACGCAGATGATAATATATTTGCTGAAATTCTTTTATATGGCGAAGGTGAAGAAGAAGATCAACGTTTAAGAGATTGGTTAGCTGCTTTAGGAGGAGATCTTTTACCACAAGATGAATCGATTTTTGATGAATCGGATGTTAATGAAATAAAAACGAATTGGTCTTTATTCAATAAGAAGAGAAAGGAAATGTTACTTGAGTATTCTAACATATATCCTTACTTAGGATCTTATAAAGCTCTCATAAATATCATTAAATTCTTCGGTTATCAAAATCTAAGAATGAAAGAATACTGGTTAAATGTTGATTCTGAAAGTGTTTATTTCGGTAAATTCAAACAAATGAACATATCCGATGTTTTTACTAAAGATGCAAATTTCAATAATACGTCTCTCATTCCGAGTAAAATTTATAAGAAAACTAATAAATTCGGTCTTTATTATGACATAACAATAGAATCAGGAGATTATGATGATGATGGAATTCCTATAGTCGAAGAAGTTTTTTCATACACACCTCAAGAAATTTTGATTAAAATCTTCGCATTAAAGAAAAAACTTCAAAATTATTTCTTGCCTGTAAATGCTAAAATTGTTGATATTATAGGTGAAGCAGTTTACTTTGCTAAATACGATACAAATGTATGGAACGATCAATATAGAATTGATAAAATCGAATTGGGACTTAAGCCTTCATTCGAAGTTCTTCCTTCACCTTCCGGATTCTTACAAGATCTAAGATACTTAAATTTCTTCGGATGTCCAGTAGGTCCAGACCTAACAATAGGAGGCCAAACAAACATTCTTTCCTGGTATGTAACACTTAATCCTAATGGGATTAATGTAGGTGGAATGCCTACACCTTTAGATACAGTTCAAACTTTTAGATTTGTTTTTTATATTCCTACAGGAACAACTGCAACAGTAGATACGGTAATTGAAAGAGATCCAAATACAGGGAAATACATATATACTGATTCAGAAGTAGCAGATTTGATTATTAAATCTCTTAGGGATGATTCATATGTTGGATCTAATTTTACGATATATCAAGAAGGAGGTGATTCAGGAACTATTAGAATTGTACAAAAAGAAGCAATAGGTGATGGATCAATTTATGTTACTTGGATGAGTAATACTTCAGGATCTTTCCCACAGGCAACTATACAATATACAGTTCCGACAATATCAGGTGGTGGAGGAACCGCAGCCTCTATAAACGTTTCGACTGGACCTTCAGGCTCTTTTGGAGCCTCAGGTGCACCTATAAGTTATTTTGCTGATTGTTTCTTAGGTTATTTTGATAAAGCAAATATACCAATAAGACAATTAAACGACGACGAAGATATTCCAATTGGATATCCAATCACACTTAACAATAAAACTTTCGATATTAATTGGGATGATGCTAATGTAACCTTCAATCAAATCGATCTAGTTGGACCCACTAGTGGAACTCTATATGGATCTTTTAATTTATCTCAAACTATCTCAGGTTGGACGTCATCTCCAGGATCAACGAGTAATCCTATATACGTCGGAGCAACAGGCTTTCCTACTTTGTTTCCTTCTCAATTCAATTACAGTTGGCAAAGCCTTGGTTATTATGGATATTACGAAATGCAATGGATTATAACTAAGGTTGCTGATGATACTCCTGCTTTCTCTTTTGATAGTGGAAAAATTGGAATAGAAGATGGAGATAATTATCCTGTGATCCTCCCTTATGTAGGATTCTATAAAGTAGAACTTTACATGTGGGATAGTTATAATACGAAATCTTTCTTAATTAATGAAGATATGATTGAAGTTAAAATGAAAGAATCTGACTTTATCGGATGGTATCAATTCAGAGAACTCGATTATAAATTAAACACAAGAAAATACGATGTACAGTTAGATTTTATTCCGCCCCCTCCATTGAATGGAATAACACCTCTTAAACCTCTATTAACTTGGGACGAATATGCATCTACTTGGGATCTTCCTTTACACCCAAATGAATCAATTGATATGGCAGATATGAGTTATAATTCTCTAGACTCATCTGAATTTTACAAAACAATCACGGATCCTTCAAACAATCCTCTAGTTGATAGATTCCCTTACACATATAATTTGATGAGTCTTCTTCCAAAATGGGATGATCTTTATCATCTTTGGTGGGATGGAATAGGAACTAAAATAACTCAATGGGAAATTAAGAATGTAACAGGTCCTACTGCTCATATATTTATGACTAAAGGAAATACAATTCTAGATGTTAATTCTATCGATGTTCATTATGAACAAGGACCCACTGGTTATACAGGAGCTACAGGAGCTACAGGATCTACTGGATCTACTGGGGATATTATTGTTTCTAATGCAAATAGAAGAACATATCAATATGACGGAACAAATTGGGTCTACATAATCGATGTTGTTGATTCTTATGAGATAACAGGACTTATAGGATCTACTGCGGATAATATGTTATCAATAGTAAAGGAACTTAATCAAATAATGCCTTTTGATGGAATAAATCATCCTTTCTTAAATGATTTCATCTATTATTACAATGAAGATTATGATAGCAACTATCAATTAATTCCTTATATTCGATCAGTTTCTAAAGACTTCGATCGAGGAGGAAGACACAAAATTAAATTGGATGGTGCAACAGGAGATAATAAATCGTATGAGACTGTTTATTTTGGATATGTCGGTGATATCCCTACACATTTTGAAATTTATAAGATTGAGTCTCTAGGACCGACAGGTAGCATATTAATAAATGGAATGAGTTCTCCTTATTTAATTGGATCAACTTCTTTAATGGATTTAGCTGATGAACTTAACGGACCTACTGCTCAAGGAGTAGATGGAATAAATAATTTTCAATACAACCTTGTTCTAGGATATTCAGGAGCTACAGGACCTACAACTTCCTCTATAACTCCTAGCGAGATAAAAATTCAAGCTATCTCAAAAGCATTTACTAGTCCAAGTGAAACAACAGTTGAATTTGTAGATATTATTGGAACTTCGTATGGTAGATCAATAATTAAAAATCCAACATGGGATGAAGTAAGAATTCTTAAATATGCACAAAATTTACCTCTATGTACAGTGGTTAATTTCACATATGATAACTCTGTAATAAACGGAAAGAAGAATCCTAAATGGAAACTTACAAAAGAAGGAGATTCGAACTTCACGGATATATACTACAATAATAAGTATTTCTCCTATATGTTCAACGAAAAGGGTAGTTACACCGTTTCACTTGAGCTAGAAGATACAAACGGTAATAAGAAATCAGTAACAAAAAAAGAAATAATAAAAATAATTTAACATGGCAATCACAACAACAACATTGAACGGAACAGATTCAGTATCGGCTTCAAGGATTACCCTTAATGACAACTTTAATACAATTAAGGAGGCATTAAACGATGTATTGAGCATTATTGACATTGCAACAGGAAAAATAAATAACTACGGATACGGGAGTAATAATGATATGGAAACTGAAGATCTTATTGTTAGAGGATCTGTTAGTGGTGGTATTAATGTTATATCTGGGAATGTAGCTGTAGGTGCAGGAAATGTCGTTATAGGTGCAAACAATTATCTACAAATTGGTGCAGGGACTAATTCTATTTATTTTGAAAAATTAACTAAAACCTATGCAGTTTCTGGATCTATTCCAACTATCAACTTTTCCGGTAGTGGAGTTACAGGACCAACTGCTTCAGGACCTGTTGGTTATATGACATTACCTAGAATGACTACTGCGGATATTAATTCTATCGTAAGTCCTCTTGAAGGATCTATCGTATACGATTTAACATTAAATGCTTTTGTAGGATGTACTGGATCTAGTGCAACTGCTGGTGGTAGTAACTGGGCAATTTTATCATAAAAATAAAAATAATTGAATGGCAACTCCGCTAATTAATGCGTTAAGAGTCCAAGGTGGAACGTTTTACACATTTACTTCGGCATCAAATGATATTTCAAAAACATTTACTGATGACGATGCTAGATTTGTATTCTCTAAATTCGCCTTATTAGATATCCCTGACGTTGCAACTCCTACGTCAAATCAAAATTACATCGTATGGGAAGCTTTAGGTGTATTAAATAGTCCCGGTCCTACATCGTATCCAAATTCATCAGTTCCTTCAGCTGATATTAATTCTGATAATAACATAAATCTAGCACAATCTTTTCAAAATTACGTTTTGAATTTAGAACAGCTAATTTTAGACGGAAGTAATAATCTAGCTCAGGCTTATGATATGAGTCAAAAATGGTCAACTTCAGAAAGATTATTTTGGAAGTGGATGGCTAACATAAATGCTATGCGATTCAGAACTGCTACTGCTGCTGAATCAACAGTTACAAATAGATTCACCGAAGAAGATCAATCTACTTTCTATAAGCGAGTTGTTAAATATATAGGGGATGTTGATATTGTCAATTCCGTTTCAAGGGATGGTCATTCATATAGCGAAGTTTATCTTAATGTTCCTGTAACACACGGTAATACACCTCTTGTACTATTCAAAACATACCAAGATTCTAATTATGCTCCAGGTAGACAATGGAGCAACGGTAACGTTTATCTCGAAGGAAGAAATGCCGGATCCGTTCACCCTACTGGACTTTCGATGATAGCTTATTATGATAATGATGTTATAGATGCATATCTTTCAGAAGGAACTTTTGGAAATCCTACAAATACTTCTCTTTATGCAGCAGCAACTGCATTATCTCTAAAACCTGTTCTACTTTCTGGAATGGACGGAATTATTCTTGATACTGATGCTGATTCATATAAACCGATTGTAGATGATCCAAATATCTCTTTAATATCAGAATTCAATGCTTCTGATGCTTCTGGGGATTTCGCATTCAATGCCGCACTCGTTTATTATGACGTTTATAGTTCATCAAATCCTATGGATCGAGCAAGAAACCTATATGGAATTCTTGTTTTAGACGATTATGTTAATCAAGTATCAGCACCATCTTACCTTAAAAGATTCGATAAATATAAACCTAATAAAATTACGAAACTTAACGGTAACGGATACGGTTTGAAATTGAATGTTAAATTCGATACTTCTGCTGATAATGTAGGTGTTGAAACTATCATTAATGATTATAACACATTCTCAATGGATCTATTCATTGATGCTTCAACGAGAATGCAAGAAGCTGCTGAAATGTTCTTATCTCAAAATCTACAGATTATTGAAATTAAGCAACAAATATCGGCTTTACAACAATACTATTTCTCACAGGGTGATATCACGGGACTTTCTCAAAGATTATCCGCTTTAGAATCTTCTTTGAATAATGCTCAATTAGCTTTTCAATCAAGTACAACTTTACTCGATTTGATTAATATGAATGCAGATAATATCAATTTGATCGTCTCTGGAAATTTATCAACTAATTTAACTTACAACACAGATGTTCTTAAAGGAGGGGATGGTATTCTACTTGATAAATCAGTTCCTAATCAAGTAAAAATAATTAATCGTACTCAGGCTTATAACAACTTTATGTTATGTGGTAATTCATCTAATAATATCGAAACTACTACGAGTAACGGACAAAATTATGCAACTACAAATCTTGTTGATAATAACATTCTTGTATTAGGAACATTTACAAATTCATTTAGACAAACTAATCAAAACCCAGATCCTGTAACAGGAATTGAAACTTTCGCTGATACTGTGTATATAAATATAGACGATAAAAATGTTAGATGGAAGAATGGACAAATGCTTAAATTTGTTTTTAATGAGAAAATAAATAATGGCGGTTTCAATATCATATTCAGAACAGATTCACAAAATGCTTTAGGTAATGGAACTTATGGAAAAATAATGACTATTATTTCTCCTGCAATGTTACTTTCTGATAGACCTATATTTGAAATTTACTGCACAGACGAAAATCAATATCTATTTAACGTAGACGTAATAAGATAACATGGATACTAAATACTCACTAACAACACTATTAAACGACCTCTTAAGGTTACAGAACAATTCATATCAGATTATCTCTAAGGTATCTGATTTGGTATCTTCTAAATCAGACACTATTGAAATGCCTGTATTGGATGCTAATGGCGTAATTCAATCTGTTCAGGTTCCTTCTTTCGGAGCTATTAAAGATCAACTTACTCGTCTGGAATCAGATGTTAAATCCATTGCAGGAATAGGTGAAACCGAATCTTCAGTTAGACTTTCGGATGGATCTTTTAGAAAAATCCTAGTTAGTAATTTTCAAAGAGAAGCTGCAGATATTAAATCTATGCCAGTTCCTATTTCTTTTAACACAAAAGAAAATTGGTTTTTTGAATCTTTTTTGAATCCTCTTCTTTATGTTTCTTTTAATTTAGGCGATCAAGTTAAATACAACACCGAAAACGTCGAAGTTTCTCGTTATATTCTAAATATAAATAGTGATGCACAAAAACAATCATTTAACAATAACTTCTTAAGTAAAGCAGACATTCAATATGAAAATTTCGCTAAGGTTCTTATTGCTAATGGAATAACCTACTTCTTAGATCAAGACGTAGTTCCTTTACCTCCTAGATCATTAAGATATTTTGGTAACTTTGCAGTAACAAAAATTACTGACGATACAGTTACTGAACAAATTGATAATGTTAATTATTCAAAAAGAGTTATTAGAGTTCAACTTGATTCTTTAACTTATAACGATTCACAATCTGAATTTTTAGGAACACAATCTCTTAAAATTGGAGATTCCCTTATCGTTAATTCGGGAAGACAAAATACTCGATATGAGATTACACAAATCGAATCTTCTACGAGAACTGTAGGTGTTAGATTAATTGAAGGTGCAGATCCTATTACAATCGGAACCAATATATTCTCAATTTATTCAGCTGATGAATCTCCTGTTAATGTAAATGTTAATATAGGATTCGATGAATATACCGTTGTCTTCATTAAACCTATTGATCCGGATTCTAAAATTTCAGCTGTAAATTGGTCTCCTGGTGTTGGATTCTATACATCAGACCTAAAAACTAAAAATGATGTTGGTGAAGATATTGCACTTAGCACATATTATCAAAATGAGGTTGTTGATTTTGGATCTTATCTTTATTCAATAGCTAAAGATGGAGTAATTCCTACTTCTTTAGGTATCGAACCAGATTCTCCGGATTTGAATGTAGAGAATTTCAAAGTTGTTCAGGTTAATCAACACCTAACAGACAATTCTGTTCTTTCGGATTTGAAAAAACTCCAATCGGATAAACAAAGAATTCAATCGGATCTAAGATCAACGGATAAATCTATTAAAGAACTTAGATCGAAGATTCAAACTACGCAATACGCATCTCAGCAATTAAAAGAAACTGATCAAAATCAATTAAGTACTTTGATCAATCAAAGAGATTCCCTTTCGTCTCTCTTTTCTTCTACTATTGATGATATTAATACTATTGGAGTTTCTAATTCGGTTGATCAACTTACGCCTAAATATAGAATTAGAGGATTCTTCCCTATGCCTATTGCAAAATCCTCGGATAGAACATCCCCTCAAGAAGTTGTACAATTTATTGTACAATATAGATATTTAAGTAAAGAAGGTGGAGCTAATCAACCTGAACAAATCAATTTCTTGGATCAGGACGGACAAACTCGTAGAGGAACTTTTTCTACTTGGGTAGAAGTTCGATCTGAAGTAAGACAAAGAAAAACCGACCCTACAACAGGTCAAGTAACTTGGGCTATTGAAGATCTAGAAAATGCTGATTCAGTTAATATAAATTCGGTAGATATTCCAATCTCATTTGGTGAATCTGTAGAATTTAGAATTAAATCTCTTTCTGAATCTGGATGGCCAGTATCCCCTAAGGAATCTGAATTTTCAGAAATTATGAAAATAGAATTTCCTCCAGAATTCGAATCTTCTCCAGATGCCGGATCTATTCTTTCCGAAGCAAATGATGAGAAAGTAAGAGTTGAGCTACAACAAGATCTTGATGCATTAGGTATAAAGAAACACGTTGCAAATCAATTCGAACAAAATGGAAAATTCTTTGCTCATCCATCAACCGAAATTTCTTCTGGATTCTTATCTCCTGAACAAAATGTTATTGCTCTTTTTGATAAGCTAATAGCAATGGATTCAGAAATCGCTAGATTGACTGCATTATTAGAAGCTTCGAGAGGTGTTCTTGTTGTTAGAGTAATCGACGAAGCTGGAACAGAATATCAAGTTCAATCTAATACAACGTTGAAACTTTTTGCTGGAAATTATAAGGATGAGGTTGCACAAAGAACAGTTAAAAAAGGTGCAATTATTTCTAAGAATTATTTTGTTAAAATGTTTAATGATTCCGCAAGTTCTCTTGAAATGTATGCTAGATATTGGGGAAATCGAATTTATAAAGCTAATGAATCTTGGTCAGGTGGAACAGCTTACAATTCAAACGACACAGATTATAATTTAACGAGAAGATATGATCGAGTTCCTTTAGGACTTTCTAATCCTTCATTAGATGATGTATCTTCTTATGGATTTGTTAGGGAACTTCCACAACAATCTTCTCAAGTTCTTGGTGAATTTATTTCTTCTAGATATGTTTCTATTGATGGCAAATCTAATCTTTATGGTGCTGTTAGTGGAGCTACAAATGGTGTTATTGATGCATTTTCTCAAACTTCTAATTCTTCGCCTTATTTTGCTTCTAATATCGATGATTTAGAATGGATAAATGATCTTACTATACAAGATGCTATATCATCTACTGCTGGTATTGGATCTTCTGCATCTGATTTTATTTGGAAAGGATCTTTAACTGGACCTACAACAATTTCGAACGTGATTCCTTTATTAGATGGATCCGTAATTAACGATTATGATGATACAATTCTTATTCATATCGATCATCCTGCTATAGATGATTGGAATCTTGAATCAGATCCTAATTCAGCTGCTAATTTAGATGTAAGAAATTCTATTTTAGGAAATGTTATTTCTGGTTCTACTGGATCTCTATATCAAACTCCTTTATTTTTTGAAGGTGTAGGTGGAACAGGAGATCGATACGCTAAAATAGCTTTTGATGTAAATGATCAATATCTTCTAGGACCTAAATCCGTTGGTTGTTATTTGTTTATGAATCCTACTTCACATTCGGATATAGTTGTTGATGGATCAGATTCCCTATCAGTTAGAAGAATTACTTTTGGTGAAGAACAAGCAATAACTATTCCTATTACTTTCCAATATAGAATGACAGATTATTTTGGAGTTGGAAATGTAGGTATTGGTAACATTTCTGGAGTTAGAAACTTTTCTAAAAATGCTAATTTAGTTTACACAAAGAAAATAGGTTTCGATATATACAGCAATCCAATCAATAAAGAAAGGTTTTCTTTTGATATAGAGGTAACAGCTAGATATTATTCTAGAACTATCGTTGGAAAAGATCTTCCTTCTAGAACATTCGATACTGCATTGGATGATTTGAATAAAACAATCAAGTCAATAACACCTAGAACTACTAGGAACGAAACTCCTGTACAGCTTAGAGGTACCAAAGGTGGAGATTCGAATAGATAGAATAAATAATTGAAATGAGATGCCTAATCAAATACTTAAAAGAAGTTCCTTCGGATTACTTAGAACAAATCCTAAGCTAACTACTAATATAAAAATAATTGCCGATTCAAAGAATAGAATCTATTTAGAGACTATTGACGCAAATCCACTTTTAAGTAAATCAATATACAAAGGTTTTGAAGTTAGTGGTAACGGATCATATTCTTTCGATTTAAGAAGATTTTTTTCTCAAGGTAGTAGAACTCTACCAGAAGATATCGCATACAGTATTTTTGAAGAAGATCCCTCAACATCCGTAAAAGATAGATTCAATAAGCAATACGATTTCACTTATGGATATGGTATGTACCCTAAAAACAGTCGTTTATATTCCGAAGAATACTCTCTCTTTGCACCAATTTGGGTCGAGAAAGATTCTATTCCTGATTATTTCTTAATTTTCAAGATGGACGATCCTGTTACTTTTAATTCTTTACCATATTCTACAACAAATCTAGATACAAATCCTCTACTTAATACATTAGTAGAAGATCCTTCTAATTTCTTTGATAATGTATTAAAGAAAGCAAGAATAATCAAGAAATTTGATTTGACTGATAAGACTGAAATTGGTAAATATATTAGAAATCACGTAAATGATCCTAGTTTTCCGGAATCACCTTTTTATTCTTCATTGAATAAAGGGGAAAATTCTTATTGGAATGGAATATCATATAGAAAAGGTGGATTTGGATCTATTGGTTCTGATATCTATTTAGATTATACACTAATTGATAAGACTTTTATAGAATCAGAAGATTTTATAACTGACGGATTCAAAAGAAATAGTGTTATTTGTGCTAATCTTCTTAATATGGAATTTCTATTTGATGATGAAGAACAAATAGAATATACATTTGGTAGATATTTTGGTCTTTACGTTAGTGAAGTCGAATTAGGTAAATTTGAAATTAGTAAAGATCGACTTTTTGATGACAGATTCAATGAACAAACACAAACTCCACAATCGAATGAAAAGGTTATTGGTGTTTCTACTTCTGTTAAAGATGATATTCAATATAACGTAAATGGAATAAAAATATATCCACAAATTGGAGCTTCTGGACCTTATTCAGGACGTTTGATGACTTGGTCAGAACTTCAAAATGTTAGATTTGGTTATGTTAAAGATCGAAATAGTAATTTCTATTCGATCGATAATGTTACTAATTGGTCAACATTAAATCCACTTACTAATACATCCGATACAGATTATTTGAGAATTAAGAATAAAACGGTAAATTGGAAAAATTTTAGTGGATTTGAATCGCCTTTTACCTATATTCCTTCCATAAAAACTGACGTAAAGGGTAGACCGGCTATTGCATTTAAGTTAATTTCTGCACCAAACGACGGTGATGAAATTAGAGTACAATATACGGATTGGACGAATCCAAAAGAATCTCCTTATATAGATAATCACACAGTAAAAGGAAATTCTACTCTTCCTTCAGGAACTATAAGTGGATTAACTTTTAGTACTAATGGAACTTTGAAAGATATTTCTATTGCTATAGTTGCATCAATAAATCAGATACAAAATTATTCTAACGAGATTCAAGCATTTCAATCTTTTTATATCAATGGAGAGATTTTAATCTTTGCTAGAATTAATTCCGAGAATTGGAACAAATTAAAAATATCTTTATTTAGTGATGCTTCTATATTCCCTTTCTTACTTTCAAATGAATTTATTGATGAACAATCGACATTAACATATCAATCTTCACCTATAGCATTAAGTCCTATTTCAGCAGGAAAATTATTAATATCTAATTTCGAAGGAGGTAATAATCAATCGGAATCAAGAGCAATAATAGAGAGAAAATATATTCAAGAATTCATAGATCCTATTGATGATATTTTTATTAAGACTACTTCTGGATATAATACAACAGATGATTATGGTCTTTATCTAGACGAACCAATCTATAACGATAATGGAGAAATTATAGGGTTCAAAAACTATGATAAATACTATGTAATTAATCTCATTGACAATAAACAGAAGATTGAATTTGGATCTTCTAGCAAATTATCACTTTATAAGAAAGCGTTGAATTCTAATGGATATCTTTCTATTTTCCCTATAAAAGATTTTGATTTTGATTTCAATAATACGGATTATAAAAAAGATGCTGATTCTTCACCTTCTGGACTTTATGATTGGTATATCAGTGGTACAGGAGGAACTGGAAATATACCTACTTTCAATTATCCGACTTTAGGACCCACTTCACAATCATTCATATATCAACTAATAGGACCTACTTCCCCCTTTGTTCAAAATGGAGGATTTCAATCTCTTATTGGATATCAAGATGATCTAAATGATACTGTAGATCCTGTTGTTAATGAATATGATCGTCTCAAAGAAAATTATGTTACTCAATTAGCTCTTTCTTCTAGAGTAGTTCCATTCATAAACAAATGGGTATATGATAATGAATCAACCGACGTTAGAGAAAATGGATATCGACTAAACGTGGATCAAGCAATGGGATATAATAACTTTTCTCCGGATTTTGATCAAGTAGAAAAGACGACTAAATTCTTTACTCATGAGTGGTATTACTTACAGAAATATCCGCCTTATATGGATTTTAATCAGAAGCTAGAATCATTTTCGTATTTTGATAACGATCTTTATTTCCCAGATCTTCCTATTATTGGATCGCCTGGATCTACTTCCACATATTTAGGTCTTACTGGAGCTAGTGGAGCTTCAGCTAATTTACTTTCGATCGAAGAAGATTATTTCTTATCATATTTCACTAGAGAAACCGTAGATGGATTAGCGATACCTAGGGATTTTAAGTATTCACTATTTAGTGGATCCTCTAATTCAAAGGCCACAGAAACTCTTTTTAGAGGAATTAAAGTTGAGGTTTTAGATCGATCGGAATTTAGTTCAATTAATTATAATCGAGATTCTCTTAAATACGTCTATAACGAAAAATATAACAATTACAAATTTTCTGCTGTTCTTACTTATGGTAATGCAGGATCTCAGATTACTGTTATAAAAAATGATAAATGGAAATCAATAACTCTGATTATTCAATGTGATTTCTCAGATCTTCTATTTCAATATGAAGATACGAATACTTCAGAGATACACCAATTTATAGATAGATCATTACTTTATACTGTTGATGATAAATTTCAGCTTAATGCTGGAGATTTAGAATATAAAGACAATCCAATTTCTGGAAAAATAGTCGATTGGATAGATAATGGATCTTATTTTGAAGTGATAATGGGTATTGATAATGTTGGAAATTTACCTAATCTTACTTCAGAAATTACACAAAATGAAAACGGTAGTTATAATACAATTTCAGTTTCAGCTAATTCACTCACATATATCTTCAATGATATTTACGACATAACAGCAAATACATTTAAGTGTACTTCAATAAGTGGATTACCTCTATTACCAAATCCTGCTACACCGAACGGAACATATAATTTATCAACTTTACTTTCTATTACTTGGCAACCGTTTACTGCTTTAAGAAATTCACCTTTAGAAACAAATCCTATTTATGATGCAGGCGGTTATAATGCTTATAGATCTTTAATTGATTCAATATCTTTCTCGACTATTCAATCTTCAATAAATCTTGGAGATAATGAGATTCGATATATTTCGGTTTCAAAAACAGGATTAATCGAGGAAAATACTTTTGTTATTTCTTTAGTAAGACCGGATTATCCAATTAAATCATCTTACCTAAAAAGAGAAGCTCTTAGGAAAACGTCTTTGGATTCCCAACAAAATCAATCTATTCTAGGATATACGATCGGATCTTTAGATCGAATTTCTTTTAATCCGATAGTAAGATATAGAGGAAATTATACGCCTAGATGGAAAAATATCTTTCAATTCGTTGATATGAATGATCTTAAGTTAGAAGGATTAGATTATTTCAATATACAAATACTTACTGAATTAGCTTGGATCAAAGACAATAATTTAGGTAAGATTAAGAATTTATATTTCAATAAAGTAAACACAGAAAATCCTAACATTATTTTATCTAATAATCTTAATACGAATTCAGAGAGATTCATATATCCTTTAATAGGTGACGTATCAATTGATTTCTCAGATTTTTATGTATTCCGATCTAATTGGGATCCTTTTTACTACAAAAAATACATCAAAAATAACATTTTTGAAAATGTAATAGGAACTAGAGAACCTAAAGAAGAAAAATCATTCTTTGCATCTAAAGCAATTTCTATTCCGACTGAAATACGATTAGAAACATTTCCTTTAGGAATATCTACATCACAAGATGTTATAGATGCTGGGTCATTACAAAATATAAATTCTGGAATAATAGAAAAAAGAATAATTACTTCATCAAAAACAGAATTAGATCTTAGTATATTAGTTACGAAATCTTTATCTGATTGGTTAATAACTGACGGATTTGGTGTGGAATTCTATAAATTTATCGATCCAAATTATTCATTCGGTGATCTTATATTAGATGATGACATAAAAACTTATATACAAGAAAATATATTTCAAAGATATGCAATTAAAGAAGTTATCCTTTGGGAGAAGACTTGGCTTCCTTCTAAAGGCGTAAATGATCTTCCACAAATAGCTATAAATTTAACAGATATCCAAAAAATTCAAAACGGATATCTAAAAAGCAAGAATTTCAAAGTTATCATTGATGAAAGTGGTGGACTTAATTTTAAGGTGATATATACAGTACCTAAAGATAAAAGAACCTCAATATCGATAACAGTTGTACTTGAGAAAAAATAAATACGTAAATAATGCCAATAGTAATTAAGGAATTATTTCCTTCGGATCCTTTATCGGAAGCACTAGAGAAAATAAATTTTAACTTCGATCAACTTATTTTAGCTGGAGGAGGTCCTCAAGGACCTCTAGGTCCTATAGGAGTTCCTGGAATACCTGGACCTCAAGGAGAAAGAGGAGATCATTGGCAAGTAGGAACAACTGCTCCTACTGCTGATCATGGACCTAATTATGGAGCTCTTAAGGATTTTGATTTTTGGATTAGTGCAACAGGTCAAGTTTATTATTGGAGTATTGGTTCTACATCTTGGGTTAATTCAGGAACAAATTTAACAGGACCTCAAGGTGCAAGTGGTGCAACTGGAGGATCTTTCGAAATAGGAATGTATCAAGGATCTACAGGAAA